CCATATTTTGAGGCCGACTTGACAACCCCATGTTTAGTCTTTCTGTCGCATGGATTTTGCCATAACGATGCGTATATTCTTGCATAAGACCACGCATGTGGTCATACAGCCAAAGATAATTCAATCCACCAGAACGAACCCAGATAGTGCTAGGGTGGTTCTTGTGAGCCATTTTGTATAGACCATATTGGTCAGCATAATCATCACCGTCAAGGACACGGTGTGCTGTGGAGAGCATTTGTGCGCTCTCCAATATCATCTTAACCACATGCTTGTCGCACATCATTTGTGCGGCTTTGATCGGGTGACGGTCTAGATAGAATATGTTCATTGCTCTAGGCACTCCTTCACTTTCTCAACAAGATTGTCATAGGTAGCATAACAACCACCTACCCATTCACCGTCTTCAAACTCACGAATATCAAGATTACCAGCTGGTTTCACTTGTCCATCAATAGACAGTTCAAACGTCTCCATAACGGAAATTTCAATATGTTTCATTTCACCTCTTCCATTTATAAAAGATATGGTCTTGTATTTCCACAGTTTTAGTTTTGGTCTTTGCCCATGCAGGGGTAACATAATCTGCATGGTAATGTGTTGCGCCATCTGTGATATCATAAAAAGGTAATTCGCCTGCAAGAATGCTGTCAGCAATACCCAACATCTGATTGTATGTTTTTTTGTTCTTGGGTTTATCTGATAGTCCATCACAGAACCATGAGAACTGACAACGATGCTTAACTGGAATTCTTACATTCGGGTCTTTCCATGATTTACGAGTTGGACCTTCTTTGACAACCTCACAGATTGAGTTAGGGAACCTATCGTCATTCACACGATTGAGAACAACCGCCGTGACGGCCATCCATCCGGCGGTTCCTTGGTTCCTTGCCTCATAATACATATTCTTTGCGAGACAGGTTGCAGACTCATCATACTTTAGTTGCGGCGCCGCCATGTTTCCAGTGCCGGCAACTATGGTGCCGATCACCAGTGCTTCAAGTGGGTTCATACTTCGCCCACCTTTTCAGTGATGTACCGTTTGGCATACTTAGATGCCTCAACTGAACGAAACATCATCTCTGCATCCTCACAGATTTCATCAACTGTAAAATCAAAAGGTTCTGGAGCATCATAGAAATAACCATCTACGAACTCTTCAATATCCATCATCCAATTTTTCATCTTACCCATTTGCATATTCCTCTTCGAATTTTTTCAACAGATCACCCTGCATGGCATACGCCTCAATCTCCCAAGGCTCATCCTCATACGCAGTGGTTTCATCATAGACCTTACCCATGTACATCTTGCGACCAAAGGGCAAATCTTTCATCTTGCGAGTGGCACTCTGCCAGACATGCACCATCTCATGACAGACAGTCTCAATCAACTCTCCACCTGTCAGATTCTTATCAACGTCGATATAAAAGTCACGATTGTCTTCACCCTCGTAACACCAACCGGCGACACCCTCACTTTTGAGGTTCTTGATATTGACCTCAATCTCAAGGGTACGCATCCGAGGCATCAACTCAGTGATGCAAAAGTCAACAACGTCCTCAACGAGAGCACGTTTCCACTCCGTGGCACCCATGACATTGACGTAATTCATAACAACCTCATCTCTTGATTATGTCTAATAGTACCATAACCGAAATAGTTTGTCAACCCCTTAGAAGGCAACAAGGGCGAAAAAAAACACCCCTGCACCACCTAACATCACAGTGAACTCAGCAGCAAATGTTGCAACCTTTTTCATTTCATCACCTTCTTGATTGCCAGTTTTAGGTCATTGTCCTTGTTGAACTCGTCAACAAATTTATCGCAGAACTTCACATAAGCATCGTCACCCTTGAAGTCCTTTCCAGTTGCCTTCTCATACAGGACAGTCATCCAAGTGGCATCCAGAACATACATGGGAGCTTTCGCAGTTCCCACATCTACAATGGGATTAATGTCCATGATATCGATATCTACTTTCATAACAACCTCTCTCTGAATTTTGATTCTAACTTAAAAATACCACGAAAAACGAACATAGACAATGAATTTTAATTACTATTTGTCTTTTTCGTGAAAAAGGAATCTGTCAACCCCTAAAATGACCCCCTAGAGATAGAGGGGGCCAGTCCAGTTGATAGGATAACCACCGTCGAGGACGTTGCCCCGAGCAGCGTTCCGAGCAGGAGCAGCCCAACCAGCGGGTTTCAGAATGTCACCCTTCTTGAACTTCTTGTCATTGTCAACACCAACGACAAACGCAGCGACACTATTATCACAGACAATCTTGATGTACTTTTTACCGTACCGAATGTCAAAAGTGTCAGCATAGTTGGCATTCATCTTCTTCTTATTATCCGTATCGGGAACCATGAACTTCGCATAGTCAGCAATCATCGCAGCCTTCATCTTACCAAGACCAGACAGAACCGACTTAGAAGCGTCTTTTACAATAACAGTCATTTCTCGTTTTCCTCTTCAAACATTTCCTTGGCAGCTTCCTCAATCTCATCAGGGAAGTACCCCATAACACACATCCGCTTCGTGCAGATTTCAAGGCATTCTTCGTAAGTCATGTCAACCTCTTTTCTCATCATCACTATACATATAGTAACATACGAAACAGGGTTTGTCAACAAAAAAATTAACTTTTTTCCATTAACTTCAGAAACTCCTTCTTCATCAACAGATCAGCCTTCACTGCACGGTCATCACCCATAGCACGGTGCTTCTTAAGGTTCTCTTCAATCGCAATCAGTGCTTCTTTGTAAGTCATGTCAACTCCGTATCTCGATTATGTCTTATAGTACCATACGGATTCGGATATGTCAACAAAAAAATGAGCTATTTTGAAAGTTTTTTAGGCCCCTGATGCACTGCCGGGAGTCTGTGGATAGACTACCTTTTCACCCTCATCCAGCATATACTCATCTGTCCAGTTGAACGCCTCTTTGACCACATTCGCAGACAGACCTTTATAGACCTGATGCAATTTTTTGTCCTTGGCAGCGACAAGCAGTTTTGCTTCGTCTTCGTGTAGACCCTCAAGCATCTGGACAAACATTGCCTCTCTCTTGTTCTGGGTAATTTGTGAGTTACCACCCTTGATGAAGTGATACAACTTTCGTGCTTCAGCTGCAAGTACGTTGTGTTCTGTACCTTCTGGCACTTCCGTTGGTGTGTACGGAACCTCACCCTCTGGTAAAGCCCACTCAATCTTGGGATCAAATGAAGACTTGATCACCATACGAAGTGCTTCTGTGTTGTACTTCTGTAGGTGTTCAATCTTCTCCTTCTTTGTCTTCAGTTTTCCAACCCTTTCCAAAGTCTCCGAAAACAGAGGCGTATATGTATCAAATGCCATTTTAAAATTCTCCTATCGATTCAACGAGGTTCCTCAACCTCTTTTCTGTAAAATAATTTAGTAGTTTGCTACGGTCACCTTCTGGTGCATTGTTCCACTCATCTAGAATTTTGATGAAGAGTTCATCAGGCGATTTGGTGAGATCAATCAGAGTTTCATTTCTCTGGAAGTTTCGTTTGACCTCATCATTAGGAAGGTCACCATCAATGAAAGATGCAATCTTTTTTTTACTCAGTGGCTTCTGACGTAGACCATCAACGAAGGTATTGTCTGGGGACAACACGTTAGGGACACCATCACTGGAGTCACCCTTCATAACATGCTCATTCAGATACTCCACTGGGTCAATCCCATTCACATACTTCTTGGTGATGGGACTATACTGTGTCACATTGCGATATTTCTGCAATTGAATAAAGTCCTTGTCACCAGAGAGAATGAGGGTCTTACCATTGTCAAATTCCAACTCACCACACAGAACTGCAATGATATCATCTGCCTCTGCACCATAGACCTCAACAAACTTGTAAGGGAAAAACTCTTTCAGTTCTGCCTTGATGGTATTCAGGCACTCAAAGATGGCATCCCAATTCAGATTGGAACTGTCGCGTGTCTTCTTACGATTGCGTTTATAGTTGGGGAAGTAGTCTCGACGCCAGTAGTGCTTCGAGTCGTAACAGAGAACCAGTTCTCCATACTCTTCACGAAACATCGTGCGATACATACGAACCGAATTGAGTATCATGTGACGAACCATGTCAATCTCTGGTTCTATCTTCTTATTCATATTCAAGTGCATCATCACACTGGCCAGACTAATCTGGTTCATGTCAACTAAAATCATATCAACCTCTATTTATAATCGTCGCATTGAAACTCATCATGCGCCTTTCACCCTCGACAGAGAACGGGTATACAAAGTGTTTCAACCACGAAGGAAATATAAGGAACTTACCAACCTCAGGCTTAAACTTTAGATTGTCACTGCGAAAGTTCTGGTTCTCACCAAATGCAAATTCGATAAGACCCTTTGCTGGATAGTGGTCCTTAAAGTCCTCATCCCATTCTTCTGTCATACCCTCTGGAACCTTTAGATAGATTGCAGCAGAGAAATCTCCATTGTGGTGGTGAATAGGATTAAAGTCGCCTGCATACTGACTGACCACCCAACTCTGAGTCAGGTGGATATTTTCAATAGTTGGTTTTATTCCCTCACCCACTATTCTATTATAACTCTGTGCGCGGTTTTTGTCAATCATATAATTCAAATAATCTAGGCATCCCTGTTTCATCGTGCTAAACAGATATTCACGGTCAGACTTTCCCTTGACAGGAATTTGAATTTCCTTGTTGACCTTGCCCACCAACTTATGAGAAAAGTCCCACTGTTTACTCTTCTCCTCATCTGCAAGAACCTCATCTGCAACAGTGTTTACGATGTCAACAAAACGTTCTGATACTGTAGTCTCCAGAATGGCAGGACTGTATGGTTCATGAAACTTCTGGGTCATCTTCTTCATCCATTTTCATCAACTCTACCATCTCTTTCAGTTTATCTATTCGAATGACTGTTCTATGTGAGTTATCCATTTCAACTGTTGTCTCTGTAAACATATCGACAAATTCATGTAGAGGATGTTCAAGACCAGCATCACGATAGAGAAGTGACTTCACAAGTTCAATAACAACAGCCAAGTCATGAGAGAAACTTCTCTCTCCAATGTCTACATCATTATCACTCATCAAGTGAACCATATCCATCACAACTTTAGATGCCAGTTCTTCACAGAACTCTATCTCTTCTTGACGGAGCAGCTCTTCTTCATTTGGAACGACGACTTTTCTTTTTCGCCACGGTCCTTTTATTACGTTGTTTTCTTCTGGGTTCTCCGTCATCTACAACGATTCCTCTTTCTTCATTTAACATTTCTTGTGTGTAAACTTCACCCATGTCTGGGTAGAATGTTCCCACATTACGTTTTGGATTTCCATCCTTGTCGTATGCAAGTGCGATACAACGATTTCTAATTTTATGTTCTTGATGTTCTCCATAGAACATATCAATCCAATCTCCAGTGCGAAGATACGTCTGCATATTTTTAATATATCCTTCATGCAGTCTAAGTTTAGCTTCGGCACCTTTGACTTTCTGTCTTACTGATTGGCGTTCACTCTTTACATAGTCCTTTTGAGTTTTAATCCATTTCTTAACCTTCGTAGGACTCAGTGAATGTTCGTCTGGTAAATTACGAAGACTTTCATGGATACTCGACTTACCATAATCAGGGTTCTTTGCTGCTCTCGCCTCTCTTGCCTTTTCCAAACGTTTTGCTGCAGCAGCCTTCTGTTCTTTGGTCATGGGTTTACGAGGTTTGCGTTTCTTCGGAGCAGTCCATCCACTGTTGTCAGTCTTGACAGTTACCTTCTTTCTAGGCATTTCAATATCCTTCGTTTTCCATCCGTTTCTTTAGATCACGTTCCGTTCTGCGTTTTGCAGCAGCCTTTGCCCTACGACGCTTGGTTCCCTTCGATTGGTAGTACTCACGTTCTCGTAACTCATTGAAGAAACCATCCTCTGTCAGTTTCTTCTTTAGAATACGCATCGCCTTCTCGACGTTGTTGTTACGAACTTCAATTCTCATGTTTATTTCCCTAGTCCTTGGTTATACGCCTTATTCTCTAGACGGCGTTGCATTTCTGCGTTTCTCTGTGCAACACCTTTTTGACAAGCTGCATATGCACCCTCATTACTCTTATAGTCTGAACAGACATCTGCACCAACCTCTTTGTAGATGACAGTCTGTTTCTGATCCATACTCTGACCAACTGAACTACCAGCAACAGCACCAATCAGAGTGCCAACACCAGTTGCAACTAGTCTACCACTACCACCACCAACTTGACTTCCTAGAAGTCCACCAGCACCAGCACCAATAAGTGTTCCGCCGGTTTGATTGTTCATCTGACAAGCAGTTAGACTTGCAAGAAGAACACCCGATACTACAATCGACTTAAGCATTTGCTTCTCCTTCTTTTGAGTAGTATACATTCTTTAGTTCAAATAAGTCAATGCACTTTTGACATCCACTACAGGGTTTCGACAAACCAGTAATCCATTTACGATTTGTCTTATTTCTCTTTGCCCTTACAATATATAGTTCACACTTCGACAAGTCTTCTACATCTACAGACTTGAGCGCATTCTTGATTGCATGGACCTCTGCGTGAAAGAATACCGCATCCTCGTTCTTACAAAACTGAGCTTGAAAGGGATGAGACTTCTTATGGTTGTACCCAAAGGATACCACCTTACCTTTGCGTACCACTGCGGCAGCAATTCTTGCACCACGAACAGGTTCCACTGACTGTGCAAGTTTAAAAGTCTCATCGAAGATTTCAGTGTTCACCCTCGCCTCATCTTTGCGACTTCTTCAGCAGACTTCTTGTTCCGTACCGGCACTGCATTGGACTTGTGCATCTGTGCAATACCCATAATCTCTGTGCCGGTATAGACCTTCTCTTCTTTCTTTGCCATTGATGGATCATAGAAAACTTGGTCGGAGCGAGAGGATTCGAAC